TTTACACCTGCTACTCTTAACTACGCATGGACAGCTGGGACAGGCGTTGTCGTAGATGACATAACGGGTGACGTGGTTCAGGTGGCGTGGGCTGGTGGAAGTGGCTCAGTTTTAGCCTCAAACCCTAATACCTTTATTTACGTAGACAAGACCGGGACTGTCTTAGAAGCTTTAAGCCCTCCTGATTTTTCTTTAGGAATCCTGCTTGGACGTATTCATGTGCACAACGGTGTTATTCTTTACGAAGAGCAAGCTGAGATCTCAGCTAAGACTACTAACGCCAAGCTTGCATCTTTTCACAGGTTTGCAGTAACCTCTATCTTTAAGCCTGGCTCAACGGGTGGGCAATGTGTAGAGAACGGAGTTAGGGGTTTAGATGTAACAGGTGATACCTACTACTTCGGTATTAAACAGTACACGTTCGCTACTACTACTAACTTATCGTGGTTCGACTTCTACTCTAATGGGGCGGGAGGATGGATCCAAGGTACACAGTCGGTAGTTGACAACACCACGTACGACGACGGCTCGGGCACGTTAGCCAGCCTATCTCCCGGATTTTACGCCAAGCACCGGCTTTACACGGTTTCATCAGGAGCTACGTTAGCTTTCTTACTTCAAAGGCCTAGCGCTGAGTACAAGACTCTACTGCAAGCCCAGTTCGCACCCAAGGCTGCTACAGCGCCTGCTTTTACTGGATCAGTTGTACCTATTTGCGATATCATCGTTCAAGAGGGTACAGCGAATATTGTAGACATTATCGATGTTAGACCCCAGACGAACAAAGATCCGGTTAGCCTCGACCTGCTTACCAGTATCTCGACGATCTACGAGACACTCTCGTTTAAGAATAAGATTGACTCTAAGAGTGCGACNTACACNTTTGAAGCTTCTTACATTTTCATCCCCACTTCAGAGCGCGGTACTACTATGGTAGAGGCAATCTTCGCTATTGATGTGGATGCTGCATCTATCGGGAATGCAAGGTTGTACGATGTAACTAATGCGCAGGTTATTGCTGAAGTTACAACCTCTGTAGTCCTCGACACACAGAACATGGTTTCAGTTACAGCACTTGGAACACTCCCTACCACTAGGGAGGTACTAGAGCTTCAGATCAAGAACGACTCTGGTACTAAGACAAAGGTGACGAACGTAACGTTCAAGTATGAGTAAACTCGTAGAGATACGCATGACTCCTTTTGTGGAGCGCTTCTATAAAAAAGCTGATGGGGACTTAAAGAAGGAGATCTGTGAGAAGATCTACGATGAATCTCAAAGGCTAGAGAAGCTTTCTCTTAAGGAAATTCACGCAGAAGTCGATGAACTTCTAAAAGGTATGGAATCCTCATGCGCAGGATGTCCCAAGCCTCTGTGCTGTTACTACGAGATTAAAGTACCTAAGGAAGAGAAGGAACTTTTAAAGGATCGGCCTGATACGAATACGGGACCAGGATGCCGGTACTTAAAGGATGGACGCTGCTCCATATACAANGACCGCCCCCTAACCTGCAGAGCTAAGCANGTCAGGAGTGCCCCGGCAATGTGTGATCCCAAGCTTAAGGTAGCAGTAATGGAAGCATACGTGCCTAAACTAGAACTTTTGTTATCAGCATACTATACAAATGCTAAGGAAATGGTGAACTTAAATGAGTGTAAGAGTTAGAATTTTATGTAAAGAAGANTTGGCAGGCAACACCGGCAAAGGTGCTGGTAAAGGCTTTCACTACTTCTANGATANCCAAGCTTTCTTAGCAGATGCTGAGACTGTTCAATCCTGCCCTGACCACCCTTTAGCGGAAATTGAGCATGTGGTTGTGGAGTATGTACCCGGAGTAAGTATGACAGAAGTAGCACTAGTAATTTACGGAATATGTATAATATACCTCATTTTGAGGAAGCCTAACCTACGCCTAGTCCGTATTCAAGGTAAAAAACAGCAACAAATTCAAGCAGTTGAGTTCAAGAAGATAAAAAAGGGAAGAAAAAGCTTGACAAAGTAACCACATTGTGGTATAGTAGTACAGTTTTTAACAGTTTCGCCTCCCCTGGCCTATGATGCATAGAATGCTGGGGGAGCGCGGGGGCGGGGATTCCAAATGAGTGATCATTTTACACCGTCCTTCCTAGCCGCCTTTAAGCGTGTTCAAGACGCTGCACAGCAAGGCGAGCACGCAATGAAAACAGCCTTTCGCGATGAGATGCTCAAACTAGGGCATGAAGAGCGAGTTCAGAATCTCTACAAGATAAAAGACAAGTTAAGTGGCAAGCTCACTTTCTTTCGTCTTAACTCTTTTCAAAAGAAATTCATAAAAGACAAGACTCATAGAAACATCATTCTAAAATCTAGACAAATTGGAGGGACAGTCCTTCAATGCGTTAGAGCAGTAGACATGATGTTCTTTGAAGATAACTTTAAAGGCGTCATTATTGCAGATAAGAAGGATCGAGTATCAGAGATCTTTAACGATAAGTTAAAGGTTACATACGAGCGCTTCAAAAAAGATTGGGGCACATTCTACAGCCCCTACAGAGAAATTTAACTCTAAGACGTCGGTAACATTAGTTGACGATGGTTTAGGTAGAACATTAAATAGCTCAGTTATCGTAACGTTCGATGCTCGTGGTTATACACCTAACATGCTTCACTTCTCAGAAAGCTCACGTATTGAGCCGGACAGGATTTCAGGTTCTTCTCAAGGTGTACCGGCTACTGGAGAGATTACACATGAGTCGACACCAATGGGAATGGGTGGATTCTTCTTTGAGACGTGGCAGAACGTTCGAGCTGAGACTTCAGGCTTTAAAGGCTTTTTTACGCCTTGGTTCGAGATTTATCCAGAGACTAAACTCTACATACCGGAAAGTTTTAAACCTACTAACGAAGAAAAAGAGTTAGTAGAGGAATATAAGCTAACTAATCAGCATTTACAATGGCGTAGACAAAAGATAGCTGATGATTTTAGTAACGATGTAGACAAGTTTGATGAGGAGTATCCTTCCAATGATATTGATTGCTTCACGGCTGGTTCAGGTCAAGTATTTGATGCACATATTATCAAGAAGCAAAAAGATCTTTGTAAAGAGCCTAAAACAGGCTACCTCCTTAAAAACAAGTTTGTTGAAGATCGTAAAGCACTCTATGCAATCTGGACCACTCCTAGGAAGACTCACCAATACGCAATTGGAGCAGATCCGGCGGGTGGAATCGGTAGAGATAAGAGTGCAGCGTACTGCAAAGACCTCCAAACCGGAGAGATCGTAGCTAGAGTCTGGGGACAGATCGAGCCAGCAGACTTCGCAGAAGATTTAGTAAAGTTAGCTAAGCATTATAATCAGGCTTTTATTTGTGTAGAAGAAAACAACCATGGTACGGCTTGTATACAGAAATTAAAAGACATGCAGTATGGTAAACTCTACAAAAGAAAAGTTATTGACCAGATGACTGATAAGCCTACTAAGAAGGTAGGATTTAGAACTACAGCATCTGAGAAGTTGAGAGTAACAGACCAACTTAAGCAAGCATTAAGAGCTAAGACCTTTAAATGCACAGATTTAGAACTAATTAAAGAACTAACGACCTTTGTACAGGTTCAAGGTAAAGGTACTAACATCAAGCGTCAAGCTACGGCTGGAGCGCACGATGATTTGGTAATGGCTGCAGCTTTTACTGAAGAGATGGCAGAGTACCTCGGTAAACCTATGAATGAAGGAAAGGTTCTATCTCGTTACTACAGTAGTAGTGGTGGAATAGATCCTGATACAGGCTTCCCCTTATGAGTAATAACGACAATTTTTTTAAAAACTTTACTAATGATCAAAGTACTGTAGCAGTTACTACTGACCCCTTTGAGCGTAAGGTCGCTGATAAGTCTATCATAGCTGGTATGAAGAAAGATCGTCGTGAAGTTATGTGCGTTCGCAACTTCATGGAACGTTCAGATGCTTACCGGCAACCTCACTTACTTCTTTCTATATCTACTAGAGAAGCTTTTGAGAACTGGAAAGATGCTGGAAGAACTATTACTAGACGTTCTAGACTTAAGATGCCAGACGGTTACAACGTGGTTGAATCCCAAGCTGCTCAACTCTATCAAATGTTCTTCAAAGACGATGAAGTAATCGAATTAAAAGGTAGTGATCCTAACTCAGCTCAACTAGAGATGCCAATGTCTCAATTCGTTAATAACCAGCTCAAGAAAGCTAAGGTTAAACTACGCGGATACGAATATTTACACGCCATGCTACTTGACGGTACAGCATTTGCTAAAGTACCTTACAAGTTTAAAGAGAAAAGCGTCATTAAAAGAGAGAAGTCTACAAATCCTGAGACAGGTCAAGTAGAGATCACTAAGCGAGAAGGCTTTAAAATTGAGCATGACGGTCCTGATTTAGAGATTATTTCTATTCATGACTTCTTCCCAGACTGGACAGTTAAGACAGCTGGAGATGTGCAATCAATGCGTGGCGTAACAATGCGCACGTACAGGACGCTAAACGAGCTTAAGCAAGCCGGTGTATATAAGAATTTAGACCAACTAGAAGCCTCTATAAGAACTAAAGGCAGCAAGCATAAAACATTCGCAGGACANGGNAGACTNAACTCTCCTTTCTGGCAAAACGAATGGAGAGATCAGCAAGATAGAGCCCAAGATAATAGATTCCAAGCTAAGAGTGCAGGACAGATTGAGATTTGGGAATACTGGGGACAGTTCGATCCTAAAGGCGATGGTAAGATGGAAGAATATACCCTTACTATCGCTAATGGCGACGTATCTATCAGATCTAGAGTAAACATTTATGATGACCGTTTTAAACCTTTCGTAGCTACTCCAAACATTGCACGAGATGCAGAATTTTATGGACTACCTGAACTAGCTCCTCAGAAAGCTCAGATTAAAGAACTTAATCAGCTTAAGAACTCTAGATTAGACGCTATCAATTCTTCTGTTAATCCTATGTGGAAAATTGAAAGAGGGGCGGGGGTTAACATCGATCAATTAGTTAGGCGTCCTGACGGTATCGTTCTTACTAACCAGAATGATGGCATTCAACCTTTGCAGACGAACGAGACCACTCCAACGTCAGCTCAAGAGATAGCTCAGATTCAAGCAGACATTCAGCAAACTTCAGCAACAGGTGCAGGAGCTACAGCAGCAGGTAGAGCATTCGCTAGAACTACGGCTGGAGTAGACTTCATCTCAGGCCAAGCTTCAGCTAGGTTGGGTCTTAAAGCATCATTCTTGTCTGAGACGTTCCTTCAACCAGTAGCTGAGATCTTCCAGAAGCATAACCGGCAATACGTGGACGAGGACCAAATATTTATGTTCTCCAACCCCCGCGTAGCACAACTAGATCCCAGAGCTTCCTTACCGATTGAAGCTTTTGGAATTGAGTTCGACTTTAAAGCCAAGACAGATTTTGAAACAGGTGGTAAAGAAGGAAAGCTTGCTGTCTTAAGAGAAGCAGGCCAGTTCATCCAAGCACTAGAGCAATCTAGCCCTGGATCATTTATAGTATCTGAGATTGGTGAAGCTGCTTTAAGAGAAATGTTTAACTTCGGTTCTCGTAGATTCGTTAGAACTGATGAAGAGAGGCAGGCTTTGCAGGAACAGCAATTAGCTGCAGAGCAGGCTGTTAACGCGCAAACAGGGGCAAATGCGCCACAACCTAATGCTAAACCAGGAAATAAGTAATGCCCAAAACTAGAGATAAATCACTAACCGGCGATAAGAATATAGCTGAGAGCGTTAAGCGTGATAGAGAACGACTAGCAGGTCGTAGGCGTGCTTTTAACAAGATTAAGAAAGCTAAACTGTCTAAGGCTAAGAACCTCGCTAAACTAGGTGGAGACGTAGCTGAAGGTGCTAAGAAAGCTGCAGAAGCAAGTGAGCAAGGTCGTGAAGCAGCATTAAGCTCCCTCATACCTATCCCAGGAGTTGGAGCTTTAAAGAAAGTTAAAGGTCTTAAGAATGTGTTAAAATCAAAGTCCGCAGCTACAGCTGTAGTCAAGAAAGTGGCTAAGAAAGGTAAACAGTTTTCTAAGAAGACTAGAATCGCTAATAGAATACAGAAGCAGGACCTTAAGCGCATTGTGAAAAAGCGAGAGAAAAGTGATGACCTCAATCGTTTTAGAGAAGAAGCTATCATACGTGCTGACAGAAAAGAAAAAACTCTTAAACTTTTAAACCAAAGAGCTATCAAGAAGAATAGGAAGAAATAATGCCTGGAATACTACTAACACAAGCGATTAAAGCTGCGCTAAAAGCAGCTGGTAAAAAGGTAACTAAGAAGGCTGTTAAGAAAGCAGTCAAGAAGACTGCTGGAAAAGCTTTTAAGCCTGGTAAATCATCTTCTGTAGGAAAAGCTGTAAGAAAGAAGATCCTCAAAGATAAGAAAAAGATTACTGAGAAAGTATCTAAAGAAACTGATCGTAGGTTACTAGGAAAGCGTAGAACAAGAGCTGGAGATGCTGCTCACAGGAAATTTCGTGCTGAGAAAGCTGCTGACGTTGCAGGACGTGCGCGTCAAACAGCAGATCAATCTAAGTTTAAGAAAGCTGCTAAAGCTGCTGGTAATAAGGTTAAATCAGCTAAGGTTAAATCTAAAAGAGTTATTAAAGACGAACGGGCTAAAATGGGCGGGATACGAGTAGAGCGTCGCCTTAAGAAGCGTCCAGCTAAGGCAAAGCGTGATTTCACTGTTAAACAAACAAATGAGCGTGCACGAATACGCGAGATTCAAGCGAAGCGTAACGCACCAAAACGTACTGCTTCAGAGAAAGCATCTGAAAGAAAGATTCTTGCTGAAAGAGCTAAAACTAAGCAAGCTAAAAAGACTGTTAGAGCAGAACGCAAAGCTTCTAAAGCTCCTAATCGTAGGACCAGGAGAGATAGTGACGTTCGAAAGCAAGTAAATGAAGATATTGCGACTCTTAAGCGGGAAGGCATTTCAACTNAAGAGCTTAATAAGCGTATAGGAAGAGTAAGAACAGGAGAAGCATTCAGATCTCCACCTAAAGGTAAACTTAAACTAGTACCTAAGAAGAAGTAACTTAAACGGGGGAGCTATGAGCTACTTGTACGAGAACGAAGACATATCAGTTTACAATCCTAGTACTGATGATTACGACACACCTAAGGCAGTAAGTAACAAGAGTGAAGAGATTCAGCAGCGTGCAGCTGCAGTACATCAAATGATGCAAGGTCCAGGATGGTTAATCCTAAAAAAGTACCTGGATGAATGTGCAGAACTGCACACCAACAATTTAATTAACAGCCAAGAGATGAACGAAGTTTCAAGACTCCAGGCTGCAATCAAAGTTTCAAAAAGCATTGAAAGTTTTCTAAACAGTGTGATCTGGGAAGCCAGCGTCACCGAGGATAACTCCTAACGGAGCCCACAACCAAAGGAAACATAAATGAGCGATCAAGACGGGTTAACCCCAGAAGAGATGACTATAGAAGAACTAGAAGCCTCTATTAGAGGTGAAGAACTTCCTTCAACTGAAGAACAATTAGCAGCACTCTCAGACGAGGCCCCAAATGAAGAGCAAGTAGGAGAACCTGAAGAAGTAGAAGAAGTGGAAGCTTCTGATACCGTCGAGCAGGCCCAAGAAGATGAAGAAGAGATCCCTGAGAAGTATGCAGGCAAATCAGCTGAAGACTTAATCAAGATACTCCAGGATCAAGAAAGCTACATCGGAAGACTCGGCAATGAACGAACAAGCACAAAGCGTGAAATTGAAGAACTTAGAGACCGTGTTAGAGCTGAGGAACACTCACCTAATAAGCAATCTTCTGAGGATTTCGAAAGTGATTTGCGACAAGGTTTAGAAATAGACCCCGCAGAAGCTATACTGAAGTACGTTGATGAAAGAGTAGAATCTGTAGAGAACAGAGCTAACCGTCAAGCACAGTTAGATCAACAAGCAGATTTTGAAAACTTTTACAACGAGCAAGTAACTAGCAATCCTGATTTCTTACGCAGACGTGAAAACTTGGACGTAGTCGCTGATGCAATCAAAGATATGGTTAAACCTGAAATGCTTAAGAGTAGACAGTTTATCGAAATGGTAGATTTAATCTCTCAAGCCTCTGACATGGATTACTACGTCAATGAAGCGTTATCAGCAGAAAGACAACATAAAGAAACTGCTCTTAATGAAAAACGGCAGGCTAATACAGAATCTGCATTGAGTCAAGGAAATACGAGTTCTGCTCCGACAGCCTTAAAAGATATGGATACTGACGCGCTTGAGCAAGCGATTAGAGAAAGCCTAGCCAAAGACTAAAGGTAAAAAACAATGGCGTTTAATACTACTACAAATAGTGAAGCTCTCGTAGCCGAGTTGCTTTCACGTAAAGTCTTAGATCGCGTAGAACCTGAATTGACAGTCCACAAACTTGGAATGGAAGCTCAGATCCCTAAAGGCGAATCTAAGACAATCAGATGGGTCCGATATGGTAGCTTAGCTGCTAACGTAACTCCTATTCCAACAGAGGGAACTACTCCTGCTGAATCAAACATCACTATCTCTGACGTAACTGTAATTGCACAACAATATGGTGCATATACTTCCGTTACTGACGTAATGAAAGATACATCTCGCTTTGATAACTTAAAGCAAGCTGCAAATATCTTAGGTGATTCCGCTAAGAAAGCCCTTGAGCAACTAGCAATCAACGAACTTGATTCTAACGCTGCTGAACTCTTTGTAAACGGTGCTGCTAACGAAGCTGCTCTTACTGCAACAGATTACGCTGAATTAGAAGACTTCATTGCTGCTATGCAACAACAAAGAGTTGCTAACTTAGATCCTCATACAGGTGACGAGTACTCAGTTGTTCTTAACAAGGCAATTACGTTCGACGTATTAACTGACACGACTGGTGTTAGCTGGTATGACACTATGAAGCGTACCCAAAAAGGGCAAGACAAGGTCATCAAAGGTGAACTTGGAAGTCTTTTCGGAATGCGATTCATGGAATCAGGACTTATGTCTTCCGTTAACAACGGATTAGCAGACATTAAATACAGCTATGTTTTAGCTAACGAAGCTTTCGGTACAGTTGATATCGCTAGCCAAGGAATTAAAACTCTTATAGCTGCTGGTGGACCTAGTGATAGTGATCCTCTAGATCAAAGACGCAAAGTAGGATATAAGTTCTACAACGCAGTCAAGTACTTAGATGCTGGCTCTAAACGATGTATTATCGTTAAAGCAGCTGCTTCTAACTAATAAATTTGAGGGCAAGGCTGAGAGGTCTTGCCCACATTTTTGAATGGGGGGTAAGTTGTATACATGCAACTTAATAGCTAAGCTACAAAAGCTTAACTCAAAGATTTACTTAAGAAATAACGGTGACGAACTCCACGGAGTACAGCCAGCCGGTATTTGGATTAAGAAGCCTCGTAAAGGACGTAAAAATCTAGAAAGGGGTCATAGTAGGCGGGGGCGAGAGTCTGCTGCAGGACATATTGACCAGCGACTAACGTGGACGCCGTGCCCAGAGGTGCCGGAGTACGAGGTTCTAACTGACTGCGGGGAATATCTGGTCAGAGGTTGGAGAGCAATAGTCCTACAATGTGTGAAACTAAAGGCTTTTACTATAGAAGCTGCTAGAAAAGAGTTTTCCGCTTCCTTAGGGGAGCAAACGTGGGATAATCAAGGTCATGACTGGAAGTTAAACAAACTCCAAGAAGACATGAAGAATCCTAAAATTGAATTTACGAGGTTTTAAGAATGGCAATTAGCTCAACGCAAGGTTTTGACGGTACAGAAATTATTGACCGTACCGTAGCATTTGTAGGTAATTCTACAGACTCATTCCGTGAGTACGTGGCTAAATCCTTACCATTTGCTATCCAACGCTACTGGCGTTTTCATAACTGGAGCTTTGCTTATAAGTACAACTTGACTCTTGCTGTAGTTCAGGGTACTAACGAGTACGACCTCTCGGTAGCTAACATTGGTTTTAAGATGGATACGGACAGCGTAACCGGCCTCTTCAACGACACTAATAAAGGTGTCATTCCTAAAGTAGACATGAATACGTTTAGATCTACTCCAGGCCTGTTCAATGCAACCGCTACCGCCCCTGTAACTAATCCGACAGTATGGGCAGAAATTGGAAGTAATAGGATAGTCCTAGGACCTGAACTGTTTGAAGCTCAGAATTTAAAGATTGACGGATATATTTTACCTTCTAACTTTGAAGTAGCCGCTGCTGCTTACGATATTGACACAGCACCTAATGCTTACGATGGCGTATACCCAGAGATACCTTTTGAGTATCAAGAAACATTTATTGAATACGTTATAGCTATAGCCTTAGATAGAGAGATTGATGATAGGGCTGCCCAGAAAAAGAACTTANNTACTACAACTTATTAATGCTGATATACAGCATGACTTAAGACGAGCAGCTGATCAAGTTAGTTTAAGATTTAAGACTCTTCAGGAGCTTTTTAATGGCAATTATTAATGGCTCTATAGAACGAGAATACGCTACTTCTCTTGGTATAGATACTACCTCGCAGGCTGCTAATACAGATGCAGGATTCGTAAGAATTGCTAGAAATGCGGACCTACCTCTTACTGCTGGATTAATTAAAAGAAGAGGTTACGAGACCCAGTTATCAACTCCTTGGGGTACTAACTCTATTATAGGGGGTATCAGTTTTAAGAAGGCTACCCTTAGTACTCCCGATACTATTCTATACAACAGTAATGGAACTTTAGCTAACTTATCAACAGGTACAGCAGTTGATATTAAAACGGGTCTAGCAACAGATACCAAACCTTCTCTCTTTCAGTTTGATGACCGTCTTTTCTTCTATAATGGTGCAGATGCCCCTTTTATTTACGACGGTGGGTCTTCAACTAGACAGGTAGGAATTACAGGGCCTACGGTAGCTCCTACTAAGAATCTTGACATAGCTGGTGGTTTAGATATTACAGCTGGTTACGTATGGTTCTACACTTACTTTAACTCAGTTACTAAAGCTGAGAGTTCTCCTTCTGACAGCCTTTCAACTACAGCGCCTAGTGGTGGAGTTAGAGTAGCTGTTACTCCTGGAGACTCAGCTACAGCAGATACGATTAGAATCTATCGCACAGTAGGAAATGGTTCAGAACCTATTCTAGATGGTGAGGTAGGTATAGCAGATACTACTTTTGATTCGATCCTTGAAGATGCTTTATTAGGAGTAGCTCTTAATGATAGAGTGCTGGAATTAGATAACAGTCGAATTACGGACCACACGGGTTCAGCAGAATTTGCAATTATAGCAGATAACAGAGTTTTTTTAAAGACCGATACTAACGAAGTTAGATTCAGTAAGATTGGTCAATCAGGCCCAATGCCTGAGTCCTTTGAACTAGAAGCATTAGCGAGTACAGAATCTAGATACGGTTCTAGTGATCCTATCGTAGGTCTAGGACAGATTAAAGATAGAATAATAGTACTTAAACAGCGTTCAATTGGTTTCTTAGAGCCTACAGGTCTTAACTCAGGTTTAGATCCTATCGACAACGTAGACTATGTGTATAGAGAGATTTCAGATACTACTGGAGCTATTAGTCACTTTGGTGGTACTCAAGTTTATTCAGAATACGTGTTCTTGGGGCGGGATAATGTTTACGCGACTGATGGTATATCATTAAGGCCTGTTGGGAACTCTATTCAAGATACCGTAAAAGCTATGGGCTTTGGTGCTAACGAGATTAACCGTATAAGTACGATAAACGATACTAAGAACAAGCGTATTTATATTGCTGGATTTGTTAATCCTGGAGCTGAAGAGCCTAGCTTCATCTTGGTAGGCGATTACCAGCTATTTCCAAATTTTAGATGGACTACGTATACTGCCGGGGATGACGTAAGTACACATCCTGGCTTGAACGTGGGATCATTCTTCACTATTCAAGATGTTGCTAGTGGTTCATTAGAGACGTATTTCACGGACTCCAGAGGAGTAGGTCAATATTATCAGATGAATACTGGGGATAGCGATGACGGGAATGGTATTTTCTTCGAAGTTGTTACTAGAGGACTTAACCACGGGCAACCTTTGCAGACAAAGCTGTATAAAGATATCGAAGTTTTAGCTATCGCAGCTAGTAAAGAGTATTCACTTCAAATATGCACAAGAATCGACTTTACCCCCGTAGACCAGAATTGTCATAATATTACTGTCCCAGTAGAGGGTGGGCTTTGGGAGACTACTTCTCCTGGTGTGTATAACTGGGCTTCAGATACTCCCGGTTCTGTAACCCCTCAAACGTTGATTTGGGCCGGGGAGCAAGTAGACATCGTGACTTCAGACAGTCATTTAAAAGGTAAGCATATTCAATACGTCTTTAGACAAACTGAAGCCGATGCACCAGTTACCTTAATCGCTTGGGGCTCAGTAGCTTCAATCTTTACAAGGGAATAACCATGAAAGTTAAAAGAGTTGACACGAATAATGTCGAACTAAAAGAGATGACTAAAGAGCTTCAAAACTTCTCTGAAAACGTATCTCTAGATAACATGAAGCATGAAGTCATCGAAGGTGACATTTCAGCTGATCAAGTTTTCAAGCACAGTTTCAAATCACGGCCTTCAATGTGGCTTCCCATAGAAGGTAACGTATGTGTACCCTCTGGTGGTATGACTGAAAAACAGGTAACAATAACCCCTTTAACCCCCGGCAAGTTTAAAATCGCATTAATCAAGTAAGGAATAACAATGAGTAGAACAAGTAAATCAACTCCCTCAGCAGCTCTGTTGCACAAGCAAACTAACACTGCTACTGAGATAGCAATAACCGCTACTGGAACTCGCACTAACTTTTACGGATTTCTCGTAGAAGAGCCTGCACTTTCCGCTACCACACTATATGTGCTTATAACAGATGGCGCTGACAACATTATCATGTCATTTGAGACTTCAGCTAAGTTTGGACGAGATGGTCAGACATTTGCACTAAAGTCTTCAGATGGACTTAAAGCCAAACTTTCTACATCTAGAGCATCAGTAATCGCCCCCACAGTAGGCGCTACATTACACGTTTGGTACTCAGCTTAAGGAGAGCCTAATGGCTACATTTTCATTCCCAATTCCTGACGCTAATTACGATGGTGGTAAACCTGCTATTGGAACTAACGTTAGGGATGATACACGGGCTATCAGAACCTGGCTTATCGGTAGTAATATCGATCAAGATAACTTAGCTGACTTCACTGACAAGATTCAATGGATATTGACTTCTGCTGGTACACAAGCTATTAATATACAGTCAGACGTAGAAGATACCCCTGAATTTACTATCAGACGATCAGCTAATGCTGCTACAGGTATAGGTGATCCTGTTAATACGGATAGACCTATCTTTGCTATCTCCTCAGGTACTAACGTAGCTAACCCAGCTGAACAAGATGACGTATTTAACGTAAGTCCAGATGGTAATAAGATTGCCCCTTACAAATCAAATGCTGAGAGAGCTTTGATTGCTACAGGCGCTAGCTTACCTGATGGAACAGTTATCTACAATACTGATGATCAAGAGTTTCAACAGTCTATTAACGGTACTACTTGGTTATCAATGGCGAACGTGTCAGCATCCATAACTACTCTTAATACCGGTTCTACGACTAACAATAATGCAGGGCCTAATGCTCCAAGTTTTGATCACTTAAACCTCACCCATGTAACTTCGGGTAGTGGCATACTGAGCATATCTTGCCATGGTTCTTTAGGTACTTTAGGGAATATAGGTATAACAACTGGGGCCGGAAGCCCGCATCCAAGAATGCGATTTCAATGGCTTAGAGATATCGATGGTGGTGGAGACGTTGTTGTATCTGAAACTTACATAGGTATAGATACAGACACGAGTACAGCAATACACGCTGCTATGTATCATGAATTCCCTTTAAGTAGCTTGAATTTCATAGATACTACAGTACATGCTAAAGGTTCTAGTATAAAGTACACATTAAGGACTATCGTAATTAGTGGTATTATCACATTTACAGGCCTTAACACAACAATTTTGGAGTCCTAATGATAGACATTTTACAAAACGTGCTAACGTGGTTCTTTATAGGAGATGGTTCTGCTAACTTAGCATTTCTACCCCTTATACCGATTGCCACTTCATTAGCGGGGGGTCTACTAAAAGGTGGTGAAAAAGCTCAACCTAAAGAAGTACCAACTACTACTACAACCTCTAAGAGCTTCTTACAGGCTGATACGAATAGGCTTAACCGAGGTATAGGTGGTCTTGAGTCGGCAACAGGTCGATTTGGACAAGGTATTGCAGGTTCTCAGAATCGCTTAGGTCAAGATCTAGCTAACTTTAGAAGTGGACGATTAGGGGTTAGGGAACAGGGACAGTTATCGCAAGGTAGGCAGGCTCAAGCTAAGCTTCAGGCACAGAGAGATGTGGCTAACCAAGCACTAGGAAAGCAAGGTAAGATCCTCGGTAGACTGGGTAGGCTTAAAGGTGACTTAGCTCAGAACCAAGCAAGATTTGCCTTAGGTCAACAACAACGTGCTAATTTAGGTGCTACAGCTCAAGCTGAATCTGGACTTACTGGTCTAGGTGCTCAAGGATTACAAGCACAAACTGGCTTACTTAATCAGAGCAGACAGCTAGCCGACTTGAGAAGTACTAAGACTGTAGATAAAAAGATTAACAGACCTAAAGCCTCCCTGTTTGACAAACTATCTAGATTCGCTCCAGGGGCTAATAAAGCGGCTCAACTACTAAAAGGATAAGCAGTAATGGGTAAATTTGACAATCTACTAGAGAGACAGATCCGAGATGAGGAAGATCGTAGGCAGCGTGAGAACGCGATTGATGCTGAGCGACAATTCATAGATCAGCAAGAAGAGCAAGCTGCAAGGAAAGCAGAAGGCCAAGCTTTAGCTTCTCAGTTTCAGCAAGATCGTCCGGAATTAGCAGGACAAGTTACTGCTAATAACGAAGGTCAAAACCTAGCTGCTAAATTTGCTGGGGACAGGCCTGGACTAGCGGAACAAATTCGTACAGCTGAACCTGCTCCTGCACAACCTCAAGAGGTACAGGAAGCTCCAGCTCCTGCTCAAGAAGCTCCTCAGAACGTTGAGCTAAACCTGGAGCAAGGCCCTGAGAAGTTCTTTAACCAACCTGGAGGAAGCTTAGGAGAGCTTGGTACGCGCTTTGAGACTAAGAACACGCTCTTACCTGGACCAGACCAGGCTCCTGCAGCTCCTGTACAGCCAGAATTAGCTAACTTACCTCCCGCACAGCAAGAAGTTGCTAAAGGTTTAACTGCACTAGCTGAGCAAACGGATAGTCCTAAACAGAAAGCTGAAGGACGTGGGATTGCAGGTTTACTCTCTGATGTTTTAAATGGTTTCGCAGTAGGCTTTGGAGACGAAGATACTAGTGAGAGTGCTATGGAACGACTCTTAGGTGACAAGTTCGACACTAGAGCTGAGAAGAAAACTAAAGCCAAGATTAGGATAGAAAAAGAGAAGGCTAAGTTAGCTATTAACGAGATTCTTCAAAGAGGTCAAGTCTCTAGACAGAATCAAGCAGCTCTTAACAAGTTTACTGCATCCGAGAATAAGCTAGACAGGCAGGCTGATAGAGCAGAGAATGATAGAAAGCAAAAGTTTGAGCGAGAAAAGTTTGAGCATACTAAAGCTACTAATGCTAGGAAACTTGAGATACAGGAATTAAAAAGTAAAGCTTCAGCAAGTGGTTTCACTAAAGAATTTGACAAAGATTTTCAAAAGGAATTAGTTAAACAACAAAAACAAATTCCAATATTGGAAGGTAACTCAACTAGTATCGCAACTGCAGATAAGCTCTATAAAGACTGGGCAGCTGACCAAGTACTCGGTGGTGGACGTCTAGCAGCTGGACTAGATTTCATTAAAGCCGATCCTAGGCTTCAAGAAGTAGAATCTAGAGCACGATCCATTATCGCCTCTTTGTTAAAACCTACTTTTGGTGGACAACTCAGTGATAGTGAAAGAGCTTTCTTAGAAGGAACAATCTTTAAAAAAGGTATGCAGCCTGAAGTAGTAGCTGCGAACTTTAAACGTCTACTAGAGGTTAATAATAGGCAAATAGCAATTACTAAAGCTAAGAGGGAATGGTTATCTGCAGGTAAATCCCCTATCGAATTTGATCCCTCGTCTATAGGAGCTAGTGCAGAGACTTCTAAAGCTAAGAAGTCTAAAATAGAACAGTTAGATGCAGAAATCGCTGAATTGGAGAAATAATGCCAGGTAGATTTGACAATTTGAGTCCAGAAGACCGTAAGTCCTTACTGGAATCTAAAAAGGCTGAAAGAGCTAAACTCCAAGAAGAGCAAGGCTTAGAAGACCTACGTCAACAAGAAGAGTCTAAGCTTATCCCTTTAGAGCAGATTGATGACTCTACTAGAGAAGAACAGATAACTTTGAGAAAAAGACTAAGAGATATCGCTAGACTTCAACAACCTACAGACTTTACAGATCAACAACGTCCAGACCCAGTAGCTCCAGAAGATAATATTTTATTGGGGGCGGGAGAGGGAGCTGCTAGAGGTATTGCAGGTGAAGCTGCTCAGCGAGTTGGTGCGATAGATAAGCGTCCAGAAGAACTTCCATTTGAACTAGGTTTCAATAAAGCTACACTAGGCTTTGGAGTTACTACCTTATTTGATCCGGGGGCTATAGCGGTTTCGGCTGCTGCGACTCCTTTCGCAGCTGCAGTAGTAAAAGCTAATAAGTTTAGAAGGCTCTTTAAAGCTGGCTCTTTAGCTAGAAAATCTCTTAAGAATCACAGAGCTATTACTACAGCAGTTGCACCTGCAGCTGCTAGATTCGCACTTGATCCTGATGCTACATTAGCAGAACTAGGCTTGGAAAGTGCTGCAGGATTCGTAATACCTGGAGCCGGTAGACTTATAGGTAAAGGTATTAGAGCTACTGGTAGAACGATCTCTGCTCCTCTTAACCTTACTAGAAAAATTCAGAAGAGCGCTGACCTTATTGATGCAGAGATAGGTAATATTGGACAACCCTTAACAGACGATGCAGCTGGAGAAATGTTAGTTAAAGCTATCCGGGGAGTTAAAGCATCTTCTCAGGGAGCGGGTCGGGAAGTTGTAGATCTGGTACTCGAGAAAAATCCGAACATTCAAATCTCCAGCAAGGCCGCTAAGAAAGCTAATAACGCAATCAAAGCCAGGTGGGATAAGGTTAAAGCTACTAGACCTGTTAGTAGGCATGCTCAAGATGTTAAAACGAAGTCCATTGATGGCATAGCTCAAGATATGGATGACCTACGTAGCGTGTTCTTCCCCCCGCAAGGAAACGTGCCAGGAGCTGGTGGGAGTGCTATTAACCGGCTTAAGAGCTTCATTAATGAATTAGACACTGCTTTAGACGGTACTGATCTAGTTAAAAAGTTCAGAGCTGAGATGGTTAAGGATCTGAAAACAGTCCTAAACGAATCCATTGCTGAATCTAACCCTCAAGTTAGAGAGTTCTTATTCCGAGCTACTGCTAGAGAAGCTAGAGTCAAGAAGGGTCTAGAAGGTTTTAAAACTATTTTAAACAAGACAGATATAACGAATACTGATGCCTTCAATGTAATTAAGTCTATTAACGACCTAGACCAAATTAAGTTTCTTGTAACTGATGTGCTCAATCCTACTCAGGTTAAAGCGCTTAAAGCATCTGTTTTAAACAGTATTAAGCCCACTACGGATGGCATATTTAATCCTGGTAAGATGGCTCAAGTTCTAGGAGCTAATAAGATTAAGACTCTTATTCAAACACTCTTTACAGATAGAGAATTAAAGACAATACGTGAATTATCTAAGAAAGCTAGAAACGCTGGAGACTTTAGACAGGCTGCTAAGAACGCTATTCTTCTTGGTGGTGGTACTATTATTGGCGGTGGAGCTGCTAAGGCTTCTGGATTACTCGACTTCTTAGGTGGAAAAGAGGACTAATGGAAATCATACTAGAAATAATCGATAAAGCCCCTGATATACTTGTTGCATTTTTGGCAATAGTTGGTGGGTTAAAATTATTTGCACGCTATACTAAATGGACGTGGGATGACAGGGCTCTTGAGCAAGCAGAACGCATTGCTAAGATAGCTCTTTCTCTATTCAAGAAGAAAGTTGAAGCAGTAGAAGAGAAGGCTAAAGAAGATGAGCAAGGATAATGACTATTTAAAGTCAGTAGACGAGCGCCTTCAGAAGATCGAGGAGCGCACAGCTGATCTTCAGGAGAAGGTAGGATACCTACGCGGCAGAGTAGCCGCTGTAGCTGCTTTCATAGGCGCTGTAGTCAGCACACTTCTAACGCTCTTTAAAGGATAGGTAATGTCACTAAGGATTCTTAAGTCGCTCTTAATTGTTGTAGCCCTACTAATACTAACTATTGCCGCCCCCTCTACTCACGAGAGAGCACTTTTGTACTACGTTGGAAATGCTACAGTAACCTTGAATCCTACGTGGTCTAGTGCTACAGGAGGGACAGGATTCCAAATCTGGACTAATCAAGGTCCTAGAATCCTCACTAATGCTCACGTATGCGGCTTAGGCGCTAAAGATGGGCTAATGGTATCTAATCAAGAATGGAGCACCATTCCAGCCTATGTGCACAAGATTTTAAGGGTAGATAAGAAGAAAGATCTATGCCTTCTTCAAGGTAGGCCTGACTTATTCACTTTACATTTAAATAGATCAGGTTCTAGTGTATTAGATGAGGTCTTTACTATAGGACACCCAGCCTTAGAACCTCTAACGCTTGCTAGGGGGCGGGTACGTGGGGATCAAATTATCAAGATTGGGTATCGTATGCCTCCAGGAGCCCCTGACAGCTCTTGTAAGGGCGAGTTATTCATATTCTGGGATAGAGCCTGCTTGATGCCTTTCAAGGCGACAGGGACCAGCCTAAGGATATTTGGAGGGAATAGCGGTTCACCTGTAGTGAATGCCTTAGGCCAGGTAGTAGGAGTGATCTTTGCGGGGAATGTTAGGACTCATCATGGCTTTTATGTACCGTTTGAGCTTGTTCAGGAGTTTCTTCAATAACAATATCACCATTAATAATGAAGCCTGAAGCTTGAAGGAAGCCCTTAAAGTCTTCAAAGATATCATCTAGCGTTAAAGCTACCGTTGTAACCTCTACTGACTTAGTGTCGTAGGGGTTTTCTTTATCCTGCATCTTTTTAAAAATCAGCATTCTAATCCCACCATTCCCTGGAGTAATTCTTAACCAGATCCCAAAGTTCTACCCACTCTTCATCCTCTATCTGCATCTGTTCTCGCATAGGCAAATGCCTGTGCATCTCATTGAAGAGATAGCAGCCCATTCGATGACGTTTAAGTAGTACTAGTACTCTAGCTAATGCCTCTAGAGACTCCTTACTTTGAGCTGCTACCGTAGCGTCACTGCTTAGGAATGCATGGAGCCTTCCCCATTTGTCCTCTAACAGCTCGAATCCGTGAGCGTAGTCAAAGTCGTTGCTGGTCCTAAAGAACCTTAGAGCTAGGCGTAAACGCTTAAATACTCTCATTGAGCGCCTCCACCTTTTCCATAATATTAAATATGTCTTCTCTGAGACTATCTCTATCGGCCTTGTAGTACTCTAGCATTAGAGCGCTAGAAGGCTTTTTGTTTTTTACAGCGTTGACTAAGTACATACCGCCATCTTTACGTACAGTCAGTACGCCCCTGAAGTACTTCTTAACTACAGCGGCTGTTTCGGGACATACTACGAGCTGCCAACCGCCTTCATCGTCAAAAAAGTGCTGTATCATACCATGTATTACTTCATCTCTCATAGTAAATAACTCCCAATAAAGCCCCAAATTAATAAGGTAAAGAACCCTTTACCTAGTAAAACGACGTCAAAACCATACTTTAAGTAGGTGTAGGTCATAGAACAGGCTACACCATATATAAGCAACATTACCATTGTGACGTTTATACCACGAGCATGCCCGTTGTGGTAAACTTGTAACGCTTGAGGAATGCCAGAGATAGCCGTAGCTGCCCAAGCAGATCCTCCTAAGAATACCAGGAGTTTACCATATCTCTCTTTAGCTATAGCCTCCTTTAGAGCCACTTTTAAATGGTCACCTATCTTACTCATTAATACAACTTCCCCAGTTTTTTACAGGTCTTAGCCTCTAAGTTAAGGCCTTTTCTTTTTGCATAAGCAGCAAATCGCGTTAATATCCTACTAGTTAATCTCATGTGAGCTGCATTATGATCCCAATGCTTGACGTGAGCTAGCTCGTGAGCAAAGACTTCAAGCATGTAGTAGGCCAAGTATGGACTTCTTCTACCATCGTAGTATATAGTCCAAGCTTTAAGAGTAATATCGTATTCTTTCTCTAGCTTATCAGTATGCGTAGCTCCTAGAGTAGGGATCTGTCCTATCTTAGTAGAGTAACCTTTAACGGTGTGTATGATCTTCCGTTTAGGTATTAGGTCTCTAACCTCTTCGTAAAAAGGTTCAAGCCAAGCTACTCCTGGTGCGAACTCAGTTTCCATCTTCCTCAACTTCCTTGTTGTAAGCTTCCCCCCACTTCTGGTATTCTACGTAAAGCTTATCCCACTCTTCTCTACTAACCCTTTTCTCTAAACCTATTATCGTCTTCAAAGCCTTATCTGCAGTGATAGATAGGGCTATTCTTTCTTTAAAAGACGTTGAACCTACAAAAGCTTCATCCCCATACTCGTCTAGTTTGTAGATACTCTTAAAATCTTCAGGTTTAAAGATGCTCATTCCTTATCCTTCTTCTCGTTCATGATTATCATTAAATCTTCTTGCATTACCTTTGATATCTCTAAAGGATCTGCTTTGCAGCTTATGAGAGCATCGAAAGCATTCTTACTAATGCGCTTTCTAAACTCAGGATGCATCTTGGTCCTTGATGCCTCCCTATCGGATCTAAGAGCACGCTTTAGTCGATCTAATGTAGTAGTCTTCTTCAATTCACCACTTCTGGCTTAGATACATCCTTAAGAGCTACACGTTCTCTACTAAATCCTGTACACTTCTGACATCTTAAACGCCTGTAAG